AGTTTATTGTAGTTCCGATACTATTGTTGATTTGCAGGTATTGGCTGATGCTCGTGATGACTTCCATCGTGGCAAAGACGTACTGGGTAACATTCGTATCGATGATGGTGCCACAGTGTATCTGAATCGTTTGCCGGTTGTCTATATTACTCAGCTTGATGGTGTTCTTAATTTGGATAGTAATTACGATCTTACTACCGTAATGGACCCGATTTATTGTGTGGACTTCGAGAAGTTCATCCCCTATGTACAGGATGGCTACTGGATGGAAGAGACTGAGCCGATGACTGATAGAACTCAGCATACGACTTTCACTATCTTCCTGGATGGTTCTCATAATAACCTGTGCGTCAATCGTAGACAAGCAGGATTCGTAATCCACAAACCGATTGTGGCATAATCAATGCTAATCACATTGAAAAATTAATATTAACCTGGTCGAAGTGCGATAGCTTCGATTGAAAACAGGAGAATAAAATGAGTAAAATACAATTAATGGGTAGTGGGGCATTTGACGTGTATTGCCCTACAAAAAGAGTTTATTGGCGGCCAGTTACTGCAACTAAAGTATTGAAAGTTGGACAACCAGTATGTTACAACAGTGATTCTGTGCAGGATCACAAAGAACGTACTGCTGATCCGGCACATCTTGGTCTTACCCAAGATACTTATGCTGAGGGTGAGCAAGAGTTTACAGGTCGTCTATTCATTGTCGAAGAGCCTTTGACTGCTAATCTTCATGCGTTTGCTGGTATTGTTAAAAGTCTTGGTCCTGAAGCTGGTGGTGACGGCGACATGATTGAGATTTGGATACCGACAGAAAATGCAGTGATTACAGTTCTTAGTGATCAGAATAACATACTTAATAGAACTATCATAGGTATTAGAAATGGCGAAGCCGCTACTTCTTATCCCGGTCGTCCGATTGGTGTCGCTGAAGAGACTAAAGATCGTTCTTCCACTGATGGTTTGGTATGGATGAAGTTTAGGAATTTTGATTACGGTGCCATAAAAGGTGGTGGTGATTCGGCTTCTAATTCGTTGATTATTGATGACGAAGTTACATCCAACAATGTAGCCCTTAATTATAGGAATTACAGATTTGATGGTACTGGTAGGGCGAGAGGTTTGTATTATGTTGGTGAGATCGCAGGACTTGGCAATGCAATGTGGGGTATGTGGAAATTTAGAACATATGTTAATGCCGCTTTAGTAAGTAGCGTTGTACATGTTGTTACTGCTAACTTGCACTTCAAAGATGCCGCGACAATCGCTGTTACTTCGGGCCATTGGAACTCTGCTTTTTATGGTACGGTAGAAACGGAAGTTTCTTCTACTGCTCCTACATTAAGTGGTGGTAGTGTTGCTGGTATTTCACTTGAATACTATGTTGATGAATCAGTTGCTGCTCCGGCTAATGCGTACGCCATTTACGTTCATGCTGGTACATATAATTGGGATGGTTTGCTGGCTATCAGGAATGCTGGTGATTGTGGTGATGTTGCTACGGTTGAAGCCGGTGATGCCGGTGGTGGTTCTATTCCGATTTATATCGCGGGTACTACTTATTATCTGCATTATTGGAATGCCGCGTCCTAACAGTGTTTAATGTCCGGTGCCGCTCCTTAAACGTGGGGCGGCACCTGGACTCTTATTATTAATCCACGTTTTAGGAGAAACAGAATGAAAAAGTATCGTTTAGATCTAAGTGAGTATGATGTGACAACGCTAATGCCTGTCATTAAGACAGTAGATGGTAAAGAGGTCCGAGAATTAGAGGACAAAACCGAACCGTATCCACTGCGTGAAAACATCAGCATATGGCTTCGCAGCGTAGGTATTTTCAAATCAGCCGAGGACATCGCGGAAGCCGTTAGTGTAGCCAAACAGATTCGTGACGCAACAGGTGACAGTATCGAATTGGATGAGTGCGAGACGGCTGTACTGAAACAAGCTTTGAATCGCCTGATTGAACTTACCGCAGAAGGCAAGGCTAATCTTGGTGGTGAGATTCACGAAGAGGCCATTATACGGGTTGTGAAGATAGAAGAGGTAAAGTAATATGGCAGCCGAGCCATCAAATGCAAGAACAATGTCAGACTTGATGCTAAGGGTAGCTGAGAAGCTCGGCATAGCAGAGTACCGTTCTACCGGGCAACTCCACATACCAATAGATCAGTACAATTTCAACTTGTGCAAGCGGTATATCAACAACGGTATCAGTATGTTCATGGCTGACTCACCGCCTAAAGGTTGGAGATGGATGCGTAGGCTTATGAGCGTAACATTCGCTACACGGGTGACTGGTACTGTTGATGCGGCTGATGCTACATCGATGACTGATCTTATACTTGCATCTACTTATAGCACCAATGATGCTCTCAATGATTGGTACGTCTATGTTCTTACAGGCACAGGTGTGGGTAGTTACGCACGGATCACTGATTATGTTGGGGCAACTGGTAAGTGTACTGTTGCTGAATGGTTGAACTCTGATGGTAATGCGACTGGGACAACTCCGGCAGCAGACGACACATATGCTATCACGTCTGTAGCGACTGATGCCGGTGACAACGCTAAATATATTCTACCAGCGAATTTCAGTGGATCTGCTGATGGTGTGATCCAGTATGCTGCTGGTTCAAATCGCTCTACACCGATAGACTGGTGTGATGAAGCGGAGATCAGGACACGCAGGACTCCAAGTATTATTGGTGGTCCACCCAGGAAAGCTGCTATCGTGCCATATCAACCTGTTGATGAAACCCTGAGCCAAACAAGATTGTGGGTATTGTTAGTTGACCCCCGACCAATTAGCACTGACACAGTACAGTTTCCATATACTCTGTATTTTGACAGTATGGATATGGAAAGTGGAATTGCTATTGCTGGTGCTGATACTACATTGACTGATAGTGCCAGAAGTGAAGCAGATGATTATTTTAATGACTGGACACTGGAAGTGATTAATGGTACGGGTGTAGGCGAATCTGCTACTGTCACTGATTACGCATCTGGGGTGTTTACTGTCAATTTAACTACTACCCCCGATACTACAACTGAGTACATTGTGTATCCAGCTAATAATTTACACCCGGCAGGCCACCAATTTGACGATTCGATTGAAGCGGCGTGTTTAGCAAGAACAGAAATGGAATCCCAGGATGAGCATTTCGATACATTCTGGACAGAATATTATCACAAGAAAGCGATACCAAATGCTTTCAAAACTGATATGCGGTCGGCACCCAGGAAGCTCGGCCCTATGTTAAGTAGTTCAGAAATTAGAAGCCGCAGATACCACGGGAGAAGTTGGAATGACATCAGTTACAATGAAAGTTAATTAACAATTTAATGAAGGAGAAATATAATGGCAGATAGAAGAGCCTTTATGGCCTATGATATTGAGAATCAGATCGCGGATACTGAAGGTAAAACCGCAGGTAAAATTTATGAGAAGATCATAGATATTACTTCTGCTGAGATTAAACTTTTGGTCACTGCACCCAAACTGCTTGTAGATGCACCTGGGACTAAAAAAGTTCTTGAGTTTGTATCGGCTGTGTTGTATATTGATTATAACAGTACAACCTATGATACTAATACAAGTTTAACTGTCCAGACAGTAACAGGAAATACAGCTTTGAGTGGTGCTGTTACTGGTACTAATTTCCTGCATAAAACGGCAGATGCCTATACAGTTATGGCACCATTGGGTACAGCCGCAGGGGTAGTGACAGATGTTAATGATGGATTAGAGTTAGTCGCTATTGGTATCCCGGCAACTGGTAACAGTCCGATGAAGATCAAGATTGCTTATCGTATTCACGATTTCAATTAATACGACTGCCACTGTCATCAGGATGAACGGTATGCAGAATATCATAACGGGGTGAGGTAGCCAATTATGCCCCACCCCATATTTTTGGAATTATAATATGGACATTTTCTTTTCGATTAAAGGTCTGCATAAGGGTTTTGTCACTGAAAAACAACCACCGTTGACATCATTTGATATATCCAATGTACGCCCATATGATGCGTTATCAAATAGATTACGCGGTGGACAAAGGCCAGGATTAGATAAATGGGGTGCTGGTACACAAATCGGTGCGGCAGAACAGCCTGTAGTTGCAATGTGCACTGTTAGTTCGGTGGTGTAATATGGGTATTAAAATTGATTCATTTGAAAGTGGTGATAATCTTGGTATAAGAGTTTTTAGTGCAACTTGGAAGGCAATGACTTTTACAGCATCTCAGTCATATAATATAACTGCTGTTAAATTGTGGAGTAAAAGAAAAAATTCTTGCGGCGATGCTACTGTTAGTATCAGGGCTGTTGATGGTGATGGAAAACCTACAGGGGCAGATTTAGCCGATAAAACTGTTTTAGAAGCAAATTTACCAATTATAAGCACCTGGATTGAATTTTTATTTGGTACACCATACGCTTTAGTAAGTGGCACAAAATACGCTATTGTAGTTCGTACTTCTTCTGGTGATTTAAGTAACTACCTTCTATGGTACGGTACAAGTACTAATTTATCTCCTGATGTTCAACATATACATAGTACGGATTCCGGTTCTTCTTGGACAGTAAGCGATACGCGTGATTATGACTTTCAAACTTTTGATGACACCGACCTTCCTGGCAAACCCACTGTCCCGTCACCCGCTAATGCAGCATCAAGCATAACCCTTGATGAAACTCCGTTAAGTTGGGACGCTTCTGATCCTGCTGCTGATACTTATGAAGTTTATTTTCGTGAATTAGGAGATACCTGGTCGTTAGTTGGTGTAGCTCAGGCAGGTGTTGAGTGGACTATTGACTTCGGGACATTAGATTATGGAATTACTTATGAATGGAGAATAGATGCCACAAATGCCGCTGGCACAACAACAGGAGATACCTGGTCATTTGATACACTTAATTTTGATCAAATACGTATAAGCTATAGACTTATTAGTGGTGGAAATGGTAATGGACCATATGATAGCCCACCAGGAGTTCAAGGAACTGATTGGGAATATACTGGTGAGAGTAATACAATAACAGTTAAAAGATTAATAGCTGCGGCGAATAGTACAATTTGGTATGAAAGTATATAATGGCAGTTAGCATTTCTGATATAGTAACTTATAAAAGACTTGTAGCTGCTGGTAATAATGAACTTTGGCACGAGGATCTAAATATGGCAGCGGGTACGATGGTTGAACTTTCAGCAGCTAATGGTGACATAGATACTTCTGATCAACTTAATATGTTCGAGGCTTATCAGAAAGTATTTATAGTTAATGGTGCTAATCTAAAAGTAGCAGATTTTGTTAATACTAAAATAACTGTATCGGCAATGACTTCACCACCAGCACATGGTGACATCCTTACACAAGATCAGGGTGGTGGCGATATTGCATATATGGTTGTTGATTTTGTCAATACTGCAAAAACTTTAATATATGGTTACGCATATTATGCTGGTAGTGCTACTGCGTTTGTAACTGGTACTGATATTTCAAGTAATAACGCTACCGCCACCATGAACCCAAGTCCAATTCCTAATGCTAATATCTCTGCTGTCACAGCAGGACCACATTGGTATGATTGGACCGTATATCCAGATGTAGTGCTTGCTTTAGATAGTTCGACTAAATCTTATGGCACTATGCCCAATAAAGCATATCTTGGTGTTTTATATCGCGGTAGACCAATTACATCTGGTGATCCAGAACATCCCGAACAATGGTCTATGGCACGCCAGAATATGCCTTGGGATTTTGCTTATGTAGCAGGTGATGCAGGAACACCAGTGAAGGGCGGTAATGCTGATGCTGGTGAACTTGGTGATATTGTACGCTGTCTTATATCGTATAAAGATGATTATCTCATTTTTGGTTGTGCTACTTCTATATGGTATATGTCAGGCGACCCAGCTTACGGTGGTGAACTTGGTGGACTTGATCTAACTACTGGAATATTTGGAGCTAATAGTTGGTGCTGGGATGGTGCGGGAAATTTATATTTTTGGGGCACTAATGGGTTTTACAAAACTACTATTCCAGGTGTTCCAATTTGTTTATCAGCAATAGCATTGCCGGATTTAATCAAAGATGAAGCTGCTGATCCATCGACATATCGTATTACTATGGCATATGATAGAAGAGATTATGGTATAAATATATGTATTACTAAATTATCTGATGGTTCTAATTCTAATTATTGGTATGATCTAAAAACTGAAGCATTTTTTCCTGAAGTATATCCAGATGAGTGTGGACCATATTCTTTGTTTTATTATCCAGCTAATGATCCCAGTCTTAGAGATCTACTTGTTGGTTGCAAAGACGGTTATATTAGAAAATTTGATAAAACTGCTGAAGATGATGATATAGGTGGATCTGATCAAGCAATAGACAGTTACGCAGTTCTTGGACCTATACAATTATCTGATGGCACTAATGATGGCATATTAAGTAATATAAATATCATATCTGCTGGTGGTGAATCAGGCGGCAGTGAAAGTGATTCGGATGATATTGATTTCTCAGTTTATACTGCAAGAACATCTGAGAACGTAATTGAAGTTGTTTCTGCCGGGACATCTAAATTTTCAAGTGTATTTAGCAGTCCTGGTTATCAAAAAGGCAATAAAGACCGTAAAAAAATACGAGGCAGATTTGGTGCAATTAAGATTGGCAATGATACAGCAACAGAAACCTGGGGTTTTGAAAAATTAATCCTGGATGTTAAACAAATAGGAAGGGTGTTATAATGGCGGTAAGTTCATACCAAATGGCGGTAGCACAGGGGAGACGAAGTGGGCAAGCAGGGCGAGTTGTACCTTCTGGTCCTGCCGGAAATATAACATATAGGTTTGTTCCTTCTGGTGGCGGTGGTGGTGGGCGTACTGTTGCTGCTGGTGGTGGTGTAGGTTCAACAGCACTCGCGGCTTTGGGGAGAGCGAAAGCACAATATCAACCTGGTGGTGGTTTTGGTAAAGGTGTCGAAGCAGGATTGGAACGTGGTAGAGTCAAAGCTGTATCGGCAGGAATGCAGAATCTTGTAAGTGCCGGACTTGCTGGTACTACTATGGCTGGTGGACTTGGTTTGAGATATGAAGAGGAAGTCGCGGCACCAACGCGAGCAAGTTTAGAGGGGGAGAGAGCACGAGCGATTTCTGGTATTGAGATGCAAGAAGCAGGTATGGGATTTCAAGCAGGTCAAGCAGGATTACAAAGAGGTTTTCAGGCAGGTGAATCGGCAGCGAGCAGAAGTTTACAAACATATATAGCTCAATTACAAGCCAGTCTCCAAAGAGAATCAATGGCATTTCGACCTCGACCAACAGCACAACCAGTCCAGCAGGCACAACAATTTCCATCATTATATGGTGAAATAGAAGGATCAGCACCAAGTTTGATGGGTGATACTAATGGCGTAGATAGATATGCTGGTATGACAGGAAATTTAATTTCCGATGTAGAGTGGACAGATATACAATCTCAGGCGAATCGGCTAAGATAAAATGGGCCAATCATTAGCTATACCGAGAGTTATACCTAACGACTGGAAGCGACTTGATCTTATTATTAACAAGATCAAGTTTAGATTAGGTCGTGATTCCAGTCCTATATTTACAGGTCTAACTATAACTGGCCTTACGGCAACAAGGGTTTTATTCGCCGGAACAGGTGGAGTTATTTCGGATGACGCTGGTTTAACATATGTTTCTGCAACGGATATATTAACTGCCGGTACTTTTAATGCAACTGATGTTGATTGTATTTTAGAGGCATCTGGTACTAATGTTTTTAGAATAGGAGCTTCTGTAAATAATAATATATTTGTTGGCGAGGGAGTATTTAGCAATGATGATGGAGAAAAAAATGTAGGTTTCGGTTTTGAGGCAGGGGCTAATAATACTGTCGCTGGTGCAGGTACAGGACAAAGAAACTTATATATGGGCTTTCAAGCAGGGAAAGGAATTGTTGGCTCAAATGCTAATAATTGCGTAGCTTTAGGATATACAGCCCTTTTGCTTAATGACAGTGGAGATGATTGTGTTGCTATAGGTGCTGTGAGCCTTCAAAGAAATACTGGCGATAGTAATACTGCTATAGGGAGATCAACATTAGCTTTTAATACCACAGGAAAACAAAACACCGCAATCGGAGATGTTGCAGGACTTTTGAATGTAATAGGAGATTTTAACACTTTTATAGGTAAAGGTGCAGGACAAAATAGCATTGCTTCAAATAATTTATTTATAGGACGTTTCTGTGGATTAAGAATAACTTCTGGTGCCTCTGATCTTTTTCTTGGGACAGGTGCGGGACAGAGACAAACCACAAACTCAAATATATTAATAATAGACAATCAAGACAGAAGTACTGCCGCTGCCGAACTAACAAATAGTCTTATTTATGGAGTTTTTAGTGCTACGCCAGCAAGTCAGTCTCTACGAGTAAATGCAGGAACGTTCATTCTTGGTAATCCCGTTCACAGTGATGCAGACGATGGTGGGGCTGTGCTATTACAAGGTATCAGAGAAGATGGAGCGGGAACCCCAACTGTAGCAGGGCAGATTGAGATAAGTCACGATGGTTCTGGTGCTAATGACCAACTTGGGAAGATAGTTGTCTCTGTGAATACAGGATCGGGACTTGTTCAAGCGTTAGAAATCGGTAGTGATTTATTGGCTACATTCGCAGGCAAACTAATTGCTGGTGCATTTGCTTCCCCGTTAGATGTTACAAACACAAGGGAGTATGGAGTTGAATTACATTATTCAGGTAACAATTATGATGTCACTGGTATACGCTCAAGAGCACAGTTAGTTACTACTGATACCTCTGCTTCTGCACAAGGAGCTTTACTACAAGCCGCCAACAATGATGGTATTAACGCTGGTGTTCTCAACGGTGCACTAATAGAAGCTATAGGCAAATCAACTGCTAATGCTGCAACAATTACCACAATGCGTGGTGCTTTAGTGGGTGCAGAATGGGGAGCATTTGATACTGTCACCAACCTAAAAACATTACACGTTAGAACTCACAGTTTGAATAGTTCCAGTGCGGGTTCGTTTGATACTGGGTATGGGATTTACATTGAGAATGAAGCTGTTGGTGGTAATGGCCAGGCATTGGACGCTGGTATATATTTCAAAGGCACATCTTTGTCAGCAGGGAATAAGGCGTTCACCTACGGAGTAGATTTCAGTGGTGCGACTTACGGTTCTGCTGATATTAAATTATCAGACGACAGTGTAATAAATGATGCTAATAATCGTTGGGGTATTGGGACATCAAATCCTGCAACTAAGGTAGAAATTAGCCATGCAGGTTTTGTAAAATTGCGGGTAACTAATACTGATAATTCAGTTAGTGGTGAATTAGTAGCTGGCTTTGGTGCATCCGCAGGATTTTGGTTACAATCACAATCAAATCATCCTTTATATTTTTCTACTAATTCTGGTAATGCCAAAATGACACTTGCTATAGACGGTAATTTTGGCATTGGGACGATAATACCCACAGCAGCACTTCAAATGGGAAATGATAAACTCATCGCTGTTGATGTTAACGCAGGACTAACTGCCTCTACTACGCAGGAACAAGGTCAAGGTGCTCTGACTGCTCAAGTCAATGAAATATCCACAGTCGCAAATGATGGTGATACTATAACACTTCCTGCTGCTGTAACAGGCATAGAGATAGAAATTATCAATAATGGAGCTAATACCCTTAAGATATTTCCAGCATCAGGGGATGATTTAGGCCTGGGAACAGGTGCCACAACTTCATTTGAGGAATTAGAAGCCAATGAACGTGTTAAATTTGTAGCTTATGATACAACTAACTGGGCAAAGGAATCTACGACTGAAATTATCCACGCAGAAATACATGACGAAGATAACACTAATGCCTTCGTTATAAATGACGCAGGTGGAGATTTTCATTCTTTTCATACAAATGGTCTTGTAGCGGGTGATTTAGCCGACTGGACATTTGATGCAGGTGGGGCAGGGACAAGCCACGCAATAACAGGAATAGTTCAAGCTGGAAGTGATATAACTGTTACTACGGGAGATGCACACGGATTAGCAGTTGGTGATATTATCAGCCAAACTAATCTTGCTGATGCTGCTTATGTTGGTGTGTTTGAGGTATTGACCGTTCCGTTAACAACGACATATACTGTCACTGCGTCATATACTGCAACAGGCACGGGCACTATGGACCAAGCTGCAACATTGGAAGCTAATGCGGTTGCGGCAGGAGTTTATAGCTTTGCTTATTATATGTCTGGAACTCCAGTAAGTCCCAATGAAACCTTTGACTTTCAGTTATATAAAGGAGCGACCGCCGTTACGGGGTCAAAAGTGAGACGGAAGTTTGGTGCAGGCGGGGATTTTGGTTCTACAGCGGGGGGTGGAGTAGTATCTGTTGCCAGTGGGGAGAAAATATCGTTTGCTTTAAGTAATGAGGACAGTGCAGCGAATCTTATAATTAGAAATTTAACTATTGTTTTAATACGGCTATAGGAAATAAAATGATAAAAACATACAAAAAGAAAGACGACAACACTCTTGAGGTAACTCGAATTATAAATGATACTCATATTACAGAAGAGGGCAGGGCCGAGATTCAAACCGAACTTGACCATGCAGAAATTGATATGACTAAGTTTATAACTGATCAACAAAAAAAAATTGATAAGTTAAAAACTAAAATAGCGGTACTTAATAAATAGGAATATAATATGCCAGACACAAGACCACAATACGGGCAACCATTCCGACAACTTCCCTCTGCTAATCGGCGTGATCTGACACCTGAATCAATGCTTAATGAACAAATTCAAACAGGCAGGAAACAAATACAAGATCGGTTTAATCTTCAATGGGGTGAACTAAATAAGAGTGCACGATTCGTTGGGCAGCAAAAAGCATCAAACATGAGACAACAGCTACATGCTAAAGCCAAACAAGAGATGTTGCAGTTCAATCAACAGGCACAACAACAACTTGAACAGTTACAGAACATAGATCGTCTCACACAACAAGGGGCAATAACGAATCCTGAAGAGATCAAAGCACGTATGACATACGGATCTGATGTGGCGAGATCTATGTATCCGACACCAGAGAAAGAAAAACCACCTATGCAACAATTCGGTGAGCTTGATGTATATAGTCACAGGATTTCTGATGAACTTGAATGGTTCAAAGAAGATAAACCGTATAAACCTGGAATACTTTCAGGTATTAGCCCATTAACAACAGCAATTTCTATATATCGTGCTACACAAAAACGAAAAGTATGGATGTGGGATCCAGATACAGAGGATTATACTATAAAAGCCACGCCAGAAAAAATTGCGGAATATGATATGTGGTTGCAAGAACAAAAAAATGTTGCTAAACTCAAAAGAGAACTTACCGGGCAACTTGGCGTGGGTCGTAAAATAGTTCAACCTGGTGCTAAAGGTGGTACGTTCAGTGATAAGATCGCTGAGTCTGTAAGGCCACAACGACAAACATCAACGACAGCAAAGCCAAAAGTAATCAGACAGCGAAACACACGAACTAAACAAGAACGCATATCTTACGATGGCGGGAGATCATGGCAGATAGTGAGTGGGTAACAATCACAGAAGAGGATGAGTGGGAAACGATCACAGGACCAACTACAATAGAGAAGGTCGGCCAATTCTACAAAGAAGCTGTTGCTGCTCCTGTCAGGACTATCGAATCTATGGCGGGTAGTATAGGCGGTCTGATACGTATGGGAGCAGAGGCTGTTGAAAGAGGCATGAAAGATCCGGCAGCTACTATCAGTGCTGTAATATCTAAGGCAAATCCTGATATACCCGGTATTGGTATTATTTCTGAACACCTTCTTCGTAAATATGGAACTAAACGGGCTTTTCCGTTCTATGAAAGAAAGGCAAAGAAACTCGCTGATGCCGGTAAGAAGATCCAGGACTTCTGGAATGAACAGGCAAGCAAAGGTTGGGAAGCCCCCAATCCAGATATAGTCGAAGCCCGATGGTCTGAACGGCCTTTGAGCAAAGGTGTGAGTGCCGTGTATTCTGGACTGACATCTATAGGAGTGGTTCTCGGCACTACTGCTGCAACTAAGAATCCACAGGCAGGACTTATGATACTGGCTGCTTCTGAAACAGGTAATATGTATAGTCGTCTTAGAGATGAAAATGTTCGCCCTGATGTAGCTTCTAAACTCGCACAGATGGCTGGTGCATGGACTTTTGTTACTGAGAAAATAGGTTTCGGTAAATTATTGGCACCTGGTAAACGTACTATCTTAAACGCTCTGAAGAAAGGTGGATGGGAAGGAACACAGGAAGTAGCTGAACAGATAGGCCATAATCTTCTGGAATATTTCGGATATGATTACAAGGATGTGAAGAGTATACCAACTGCTGTTAAATCAGCCATTGATCATATGATGGATGGTTGGCTTGATGCTTTAGTTGGTGGTATTGGTGCTGGTGGGATGGTCAGTGTTGTTTTGCCAAGTACACAAGTTGGTGCCATGAAAGCATTAGATGATGTATGGACCCAGGTAGAACAACAAGTTAATATTGAACCACAACAAAAAGAGCGAGCGTTACAGCATATAGGTGATATAGAAACTGAAATTGAAGAACAGATAATAGATAAATTCCCCGATATAATAAATAGTCAAGAATCACTTGAAAGAGTTGGTAATCAAATTGCCAAAGAACTCGGAATAGAAGGAATCATATGGGAGTGGAATACTAAGAGTAAACAACAAGATGTTGAAGCAGATTATGGTAGAAATTTAATTAGGTTTTTTGCAAATAGTTTTGCATTCAAAGCAAATACTGGTAAAATGAAAATCAAACGTGTTGGTAAAAAAAGAAAAGAATCATTTTCTTATATCCCGAATAAAACTCCCGGCAATTTTAACCAAGATTATATTAAACGTATTATCGTACATGAACTGGGTCATAAAGTTAAACCAAGCAAAGAAAGAATATATCACCAAAAAGAATTTTATAATTGGGTTAATGTTGAGATTAAAAATCTTTTTGAACAAGTTGAACAAAAAGTAATTCCTGTTGAACGTCCTGAAGCTATTGGGCCGATTACAGATCCCCCCACTGTAGAAGAACTCACTAAGAAACCTATTGAAGAAATAAAACCTCAGACACCGGATCATGTCACAGGTCATCAATATGGTCTGACTAATGAACAGGTGGATAGTAAACTCAATGAAGCAGATCTTAGGTATCGAGAGATACAGTTAAAAGAAGCCGGGCCAGAGGCCATAGGGGAAAAATCGAGAGAAAAATGGATAGGCTCTGCTTATCGAGTGAAAACACGATTCGTAGGTAAATTTGATCCAAAGGGGACAGCGGCAGATATAATACGATATGAAATAGAAATCCTCGGCAATGATTATGGTATTACAAATGAGCAGTTAAAGGGGTTAGAAAAACGTCCAGCTTCTGACCTCGTGTGGGCCGGTAAAACAAAAGAGGACGTAGTTCGTTATGTTCAAGAGGACATACGAGACGAACCGACTAAAGAGGATTATGAAAATATATCAGATATAACTGAAGATGTTTCAGGGGGGGAAATAATAGGAGAGGATGCAGAAGGCGGATATTTAATCCTAAAAGCTCCTTCTCTCATAATCAAACCAAAAGCGACAGAAGCCATACGAACCCCGGAAGAGTTTGAAGAGTTTGCTTTCCTTAAAGAAAATCGTACTGATATTAAAGCCATGTTAGAACGCGAAACACAACCAATAACTCCACCGAAGATCAAGAGAACTCAGAAGAACCTCTTAGCATTGGGCCACAAAATAGCACGCGAGGCTGAACTCACTAATGAAGAGTATCGTGATTTCGCTGAAACAATAACAGGCAAACGCTCCATGAAAGATATGTCTAAGGCAGAACGTAATGAATTTGTCTCTGCCCTTGAAGAATCTTATGGCACACCGAAGGAACTAACTCCTGAAGATTATGACATACCTATCACTGTTGCTGGTAGGGCGACTTCGATGCGTAAGATTTTCAATGAAGTTGGAAAGACTTTAGAGACACTTACACCAAGACAAAAAATACCAGCTATTATTAAAATAGGTTTTGGTGAAGATAGTACATGGCAGCGGGCAAAAAACTTTGCTACTGGTATTGATAATACACCGGTTTACCATCTTGCAAGAAAGATTGATAGTGGCATGGAAGGAATTTTTTCAGAGGTACTCGATAAGGGTACTCAACATGGTGTAGAGATTGCAGCCGGTCATGAACGACAAGTTACTGAAGCTCTTGTTAGCAGATTACAAGAATTAGGCGTAACTGATAATGATTTAGCTAAAATGGGGAGATCTGTAAATCCAAGGTTTCAAACTTATCAAATGATTAGTGAAGGTGCGGCTACCGAAACTTTTATTGAAACAATAAATAATCAAGATTATAAGCTAACTTGGGCTAATCTAATACATATCTATTTATATAGTAACCAAGAAGCAGGAATGCGGCACATCAAAGGCGGTGGTTTGGTAATACACGGAAACATGACAGGTAAAATATCAGAAGAACGCATAAATAATATGCGACAAAAAGTAGAAGAAAACCCAAAGGCCAAAGCGGTTGCTGATACAATATTAGAAATTGGAGAAAAAATTTGGAAGCCATCAATAAATATGGTTTCTCAGCGGCTTGAAGGAAAAGAGATAGCCACTGAACCTAATTGGTTTGGTCTTAGGGTTTATATGCCGCCGAAATTGGCTGGTAAAATTAGAATAGGAAAAATGGGTCAATTTGGTGTTAATTTTATAGAAGATAAAGGCATGTTCCACGATAGGACTAAAAGTACATTGCCGTTAATTGTAGGTGATGTCTTTAGTGAATTTAGTTCTTTTGAAAATGCTACGGCTGAATATGTTGGCCTGGCTGAAGCTACCCGGACATCAAGAACTCTAATTAATAATCCTAATGTAGCTACAATACTTGATCAAAAAGGATATGGTCGGGTACGCCATCACATTCTTGCAATTCATAAACAAGCACAAAGTTTACCAGTATCGGAAGGTAATTTTTCAGCGTTTTTTGCAAAGCGTTTGCCAGCATTATATCGTGCAGTTTTACACGCCAATCCAGGACTTGTGGCCAGTCAAAAAACATCAACTTCCAATTACGGTGCTTATGTTTCACCAAAATATATGAAAAATGTAGTGGCTGGTTTAAGTTGGAAAAATATACAAAGGACATTGAGGCTATCAAATATTGCCTGGGATAGATTCCACATGGCCCATAGCAGTCTTGCATTAGGGGAAATGGCCCAATCCGATGCGGTATTACGAATGTGGACTGGCGGCAAAAGTTCTGATATAAATAAAATGGGATGGGCGATAAAAATGGCTGATGGCAGTGCCCTGGCTGATGGTATGATAACAGCCTGGGATGAATATCAAGATGCACGAAATGATACAATAGAGGGATTATCTGCTAAATGGTGGGCTAATAAAGATGTAGAAAATATGCCCGAAATGAATATTGAGGTATGGGAAGAAATCCAAGCCAAAGAAAAAGATGCAACACCAGAAGAAAGGCAAGCAGCCGAGCAATGGAAAAAACTTGTTGTAAGGCGTGCTGAATATCTTTGGCAGAGAACACAACCATCATGGGATAAATGGAATAGATCATATCTTACATCTCAAAAAGGTTTAAGGCGGGTATACTTACTTTTCCGTTCTTTCCATGAAAAATCACTTACAATATTTAACGAAGCCAAACTGGATTATGAG